GTTACTATACCAGCATCAGATGCCGTAATAGTAAGGGCTACAACATCACCAGCATCAACTACTGGATTTGCACTCCAATCCGATTTGTTAATAGTAACTGATGTATGGTCTTCAAATGTAGTTGAATATGTATAGTTACATAAAGCATCAGTAGTATCGTCGCCATCATCTTTCTTTTCAATAGCAAATACAATGTTATCGGTATTATCATCTAAGTCAGGCGGTTTAAATATTAATTTATGACAAGTCATTTTATACGGAGCTAGATAACCTTGAGCCGTTCTAAATGTAGCGAGTTCAGTATCGTTAAACCAAGGAAGATATAACTTACTAGCATCTACATCTGCAGTAAAGTTATGAGAAAATGCACGATAATCTGTAAACTTATTAGTGTATTTTAAAGAACTAGTTGTTAGAGTTTTATCAACTGTTTGGTTTCCATCTGACGTCATATATACTTTGAATAGTTTACCAAACTTCTTTCTATACAATGCTAACTGACTATTAGATTTCTTTTCTATTGCTATTTGACCATCCAACATACCGCCAACAGAGGGCTTACCATTGAACTCAACAGAACTTTGCTTGGTATTATTGATTCTTCTTATAATCCTTTCAGACATTAAGTTACCTCTTTACCTCTAATAACTCTATACTGTATGGTCATATCATTTATTTCAAATGTACCTGTAGTTGGTGGTACAAATTTAATTTGTATACTCTGGCAAGATATGGTAGAAGATGGAGTTAACGTAACCACATCCCACTTATTACTAGTATCTGCAAAGTTGCCAGTAAAAGTACCACCTCCATCTCCACCAAAATTTTGTTTACCATCTACTGCATATTTAAAAGGAGTTGTTTCAGATGAGTTTGCCTTATAGGTAACTATTACTTTATATATCTTCTTTATAAGACCGGGTTGCCCAAAGTCTATATCTCCAGTTACAAATACTTGGTCTTCTTTATCACTTTCAATAGGGAGAAACTTTTTGAAGTTAATATCTGATGTATCTCCAGTAACGTTTATACCCACTGTTAAGTTATTGTTCCAGTCTGTTATAAAGTTGGTCATATGCTCACTATCTGTAAAAATCTTATTATGAAATACCCAAGCGTCTGTGTCAAAATCATATAAGAAACCAGCATTAGCAGTTCCAGCAGAATCACTAGGACTTTTTAAAATTAATAAAGAATTACTTACTGAGTCGTAACCTATCATTGGGTCTTTAACTCCAGCTGAATACCATACTTGCCAATTAAGAAAAGTAGAAGTAAAAGATTCTTTATTAACAGCTATCTTTTTATCTAATAAATTTTTTACACTAGAACCATCATATAAGTAAACACCATTGGCGGCTACCCAAGCTATTCCGTTATTTGTTCTAGTTACACTATATGGAAAATTTACACCATAGTATTTAAAAGTATCTTCCAAGTACCAGTTGTATATACTTGGACTTGATATATTTATTATGTGAACTAAATTGTTTTTAAAAGCTAGCAACCTATCAGCGAATGATTCTAATGCTGTATATTCACCATAGTCACCCTTGGAAACATCTATAAAGTTATGTTCTAGGAATGTATCAAATTTACCTATTTCACTATACATTATTCTATCGGCAAACTTTTCTACTTTTCCAGACTTGCCTTTAGTTCTTACATTAGCTACAAATGCTCTTCTATTAGTTACAATAGATGCTTTATATAATTCACCTATACCGCCAATAGAAACAAAACTTACATCTGGACTAAACCCATTAATAGTTTCATAGGTATCTATGTTTGGTTTTAAACAATTTCCTGTTGCTTCACCAATAACGTAAAAACCATCTCCAGCTTCATAAGTCCAACCTATATGGTCTCCATCTAAGGTTGTCCTAACTCCCTTTTCAATATCTATATCAGCTAATAGTATAAGTTCATCACTTGTATCGTGTAATCTGGTGTATATTCTACCTCCAGTTACCCTGCCATTATAGGCTAAGTCTGCATATATTGACAATTGCATAGATTCTAAGTCATTTACAGTATGAGTAAATGGAACAATTGTAGATGCCCCATTTCCCATTCTAATAGGAATAGATTCTTGATTACCATCGTATATAAAAGATTGATAAAATTCATACTCTCCAGACTCCCATTGACCCTCAGCAGTACCCTTATCTACACCTATGTTAAAACCTAACCCTCTTTCTATTATTGGAGCATCTTGGTCTGCGTATGAATGTGGAGCTGTTCCAGACAATGCTCCACCGTATGCTCTTTGATATGTTATCCCACCACCGGCAGAACCTGAAGTTTTTAAACAGAAAAGAAATTCCTTTGGATACTCTCCTAGCTCTCCAACATTCCCACTAACATCATTTATAGATATAACTTCACCAGCTACAGACTGGTCTAAAACATTTGCAGTAGCATTATCATTTTCGAATGTAAATGATGTGGCTGTAGTATTGTGTGCTCCATTTAATTGAAGATTATTAACAGTCCCATCTAAATCAGCGTCATCACCAGCTCTCTTTGCTTTTGCAACTCCCCTATGGTTTGTATTGTAGAACGCAGTTGCATTATCAGTGCCATCATGACTTGTGTGACCGTAGGCATATGTAAGTGAATTAGTTGACTTTGGTGGGTCTAGGCTATTAGGATGTTCTTGCCACTCAGAAAATACTAGACCTACTGATGCAGATTCTGAGTTAGCACTTGAGAATTGCTGTCTCTCTATATAGCCAAACCATTTAACTAAACTAGAGTTTTGTTCATTTGTATCACAAACTCTTAATGATTCATCTGCGAAATGGAATATATATTTAGCGTTATTTCCAGATATAGTAGGGCTAATAGCCCTTGCAGTCCATCCATTGTCTTTTGTTGTGTAGTCAGTAGTAGCATTCCTAGACCAAATATCAATTCCGCCAGCACTATCAACATCACCTAGTGCACACATTTTGTCACCAAGTCTAGAAATTACTTCTATTTCTGGGTCTCCACCTGAGTTCTCACTAACTATAGGAGTTCCTTTTAGTATGTAATAAACATCACTACCATCTGTTGTTATATCTGTTATTGTAAAAACTCCATTATTTCTAGCAGTGCCAGATATTCTTATATTATCTCCAATGCTTATCAATGAACCTGTATATATAGTACTGTTTCCAGAGCTAGTACCACCTGTTAATTTCATATAACTTTTTGATGGAACAGCCATTAATTATTCTCCGCCATACTCTGGTGCTGTTATAGTATCTGGATTTGACTTAACCGCAACAAAACTTATTTGACCATTAGATGTTCCTAGGGCTAAAGCTGTTCCAGATTTTGTTTCTATTATAGTCTGGTCAGAGTCTCTACTGTGGTCAGATTCAAAATAAAATAAACCATATCCACCACCACCATTTATATTAGTTGTTGACTCCACTATGTACTCTGACAATGTTCCAGAACCAGTAGACTTAACAGAGTGTGCAAATAAACCACCCACTGTTTTTATTTTACCTATTGAATCTACAGACATATTTTCTATAACCGAGTATTGATTAGGTGCTAAATCTCTAGGGTCTCTCCTATTATTCATACCACCAGACCAATCTCTAACAGTGTACATTTGCTTAGCCATTAATCAAGTATCTCCACATGAACTAGGTCATCAAAGCCATTATCTTTCACATCACCATCACTATCCCAGTCTCCTCCCCAGCGAACCTTAACACCAAGTTGTTTAGCAATACCACGAATCATTCCACCCATATAATGAAATCCGTCACGGTTTTCCCAATCTACTGGATAGGGAGCTAAATCAACAGCCTTACCCTCCATATGCTTAGAGTACTTCACCTTCGTTGCTCCCTTAGCCAGTAGCTCTTTCTGTCTTTCTTCACTACGCAATCCTTCTATGATGGTAACATCCATTATCTTAATAAGCTCATTTAGTACATTGACCAGTCTAGAATCAACGCCCTTAAGACGTTCTTTACTTCTTTTTCCAAATTTAAACATAGTTATTTCTTCTTTCTTTTCTTAGCTGTTTTAGCAGACCTCTTAAAAGCCTTAGCTGTAGGAGCACCTTTAGCACCCTTTTTTCTCATCTTTTCACCACTACCAGCTTTTATTCTTTTTCTTTTTGCGTGTATATTAGCGTACAATCCTTTCTTTTTCTTTTTCTTAGTAGCCATTACTTACCTACCTTTTTCATTGCTATTTTATGAGATTGTCCAAACGTCTTTCCTTTCTTCATAGACGCTACCATAGACCTTAAATGCTTTACAGTATGATGCTTTGAATGTTTTTTCATAGCACTAGCTTGTCTATTTGTCAGACCAGATACGGACACACCTTTTACTTTTTTAATTGCCATAATCTACCACTTAACCTTATTAGCCCAGTAAGCCGCAGACATTTTGCCTTTAGCTATATTCCTACCGTGCCTTGCTTTAAAAGATTTACGTCTTGCTTTTTGTCTAGCTGACTCACCCTTCTTTGGTTTACCAGCAGTCTTAACACCTTGTTGACCAAATCGTATTGTTTTTACCTTTGAACCAACTTTAGCAACTACGACATGAGACTTCTTTGGATGATTAGGTGTTCTCTTTGGCTTATTATATCCGGATACACCAGCTCGGGAGAGTCTTGAGTCTTTCTTCTTTGCTTTTGGCATCTCACTTACCTTTGAATATTCCTTCTAATACATCTGTTACCACATCTACCATTTTCTCAAAGAATATTTGTTCTTTTTCTTCAGAGACAAAAGGTATGTCAATTTTTTTATTTATTGCAGTAGCTATACTATCTGACATTTCATCAGATGATAAATGATTCATAACTTCTTCTTTCATTTTATCTGCTTGTTCTTCAGCTAACTTTACTAACATTGATTTAACGTCCATTATTGTTCCTTTCTTATTTTAACTATTTTATGACCAAGATATACAATGCTCATCGTTGCGACAATACATTGTAATAATAAATTAATTTCAGCTAAATAAACGCCATAGTTGGCAAATGATATAGCAGATACTTTTAAACTGTCCATTAATGTTTCCCATTTATTCTAGATAAAGAACCTTCAATCCTAGATACTTGATTATCTAAATCGTTTATTTCTTTTGTAATAGCATCAAACTTTCTATCTAGTTTATCATCAGATTGATTCCATCTAGTAATTAGTTTTATAATCATTCCCTCCATATTCTCTAACGTTTCTGATTGACCAGCGTTTTCAATTTTAAGAGCTTCCAACGTCTCTTGTTGCCTTGCTGATTTATTCGAAAGAGAAACTACTAGGTAAACAAACATAGCACCAACTACGCCTATCATCCCAGCTTCTCCATATACCGCCATAAAATCCATTATTTTTTCTTCTTTTTCTTACCCCAGCTAAAGGGGTTTAGGTTTAATTCTTTTTCGTAAAAAGCTACTTTCTCAGCTAGCTCTTCTCTTTCAATTTTTTCTTCTGCAATATGTTTACTGAGTAAGTTTTCAATTTGCTCATCAGCTGTCGCAACTTTATTTTCCAGTGATTTAATTCTACTTTCAACTTGCCAATAACCATAGACCAGAACTGCAACGAGGACACATCCTTGAGCAAGCCACTTAAGGTTAATGCTAACAATGGCGTTATCATCAAGAACGGTAGCACGATAACTTCTGGCTGTATCTGGTTTGCCACTCATTTAACCATTATATGTATAGTAAATAACTATATTGTAACTTGTGTTAATATTTTCAGAATTCATAATATCCTTGACTTAAACCAGTTCTTAATTCTTTTCCAAAGAGAAAGCTTTTTCATTTCAGACCTTCTCTTCATTCTATAAGTTCTTCTTACCCTCTGTAAGCTATGCATACTGCTGTAGAGTCTGTGTGGTTTACGATTCCGTTAAAGTTACCATACAATATTTCACCGGGTATTAGACTTACAAAAGCACTAATATCATCACCAATATTAGATGTTACTTTTATTTTTAAAAATTCAGTAGTTCCTTCAGTATCTTTTCCTAATGCCTGAATAGCTATCCAAGAACCTGTATCTGGAGTAACAACAGTAGTGTTGTGCTCTGCTATCACATCAAATCCATTCTGACCTATTAAAAGATTTGAAGCTTCTTTTTCTGTGTATTTATATAAACCACTCATTTAAATCTCCTACAATACCATCCACCAAGCTATAGCAGTTTCAACTATAAGGTCAGATGCTGTGTTATAAGCCCATTTCTCTTTAGTTCCATAAGTTTCTTCATCGCCTTCAACAAGCCATTCAAACACTTCCCATAATACACCAATAACAAATACGCCAAACACACACCAAAAGTCACTCCAATTTAACCATTGAAATATCTTACATAGAAACGCACCAGCCGCTAAATGGTATGATGTCCAACTATCTAATTGACCTGTTTTAATCTGCCAAGAAACTAATTTTGCTATAGGGTTATTCATTACTTAGAGCCAAATACTTTAGAGAAAAAACCTTTCTTTTTCTTTTTGCCTTTTTCAGCTAATTTCTTACCTTTTTTCTTTTTCTTCTTAACATCATCAGCATCAGCAATTTGCTCATACTTTTGAGGTGTAGTAACTTCAGCAGGACTTCTACCAGTTAAGGCTAGTAATACTAAAGAAATTAATACAGTTAATAGACCTTTCATTTTATACCTTTATATGTTTGGACACTTCTTCATTGCCACTTAGTTGAGGAACTATTCTTGATAATAATTCCGATTTAGTTTCACTGGAACCATATGAGATTCCACGTTTATCATAAAAATCTTTTATTTCTGATTTTGTATTATCCATTGTAGGGTAATCTGATTGACTCGTAGCAACACCGTTTATTAAATGATGACCTCCTACAATTAACCTACCATGACCATCACCATGTTTTTTAGCACACTCTGCTACATAAAATTCTTCAGCAACCTTAAAGCTATTAGATTTTTTAGCTACCTCACCATCTACATCTACGAAGTATGTATATGACGAAGGGTAAGTCAGAGTCTCCTTAGACCCATCTGGATAAGTTTTTGTACGCTTTGCACCCGGAGTTGTGTTCCTATGAACCCTAATCCGATGACCCTGACTACACCTTCTTACAATCATTCTACTACTTCACCCTCTACTTCTTCAGGTGCTTCCAATGATGCACGGAGCAAGTTAATGAACGCTTCCTTACCAACTTGTAATTGGTCAGCCATAAAAGCATTAGTATTCTGCTTGTTCTGTAAATCATTAATGTGATTTACCATCATCTTCTGTTCGTCAGTCATATCTTCGATTACATACTCTTTGTCATCTAGATTCAAGACTGGCTTTTCTTTTTGTTCTTTAGCCATTATTGACTCCTTGTTAGTTAATTATTTTTTACTATCTTCATACGCTTTTTTAACTGCATCTGTCCATAGTGTATCAGCTAATGCTTTTACCTCATCTGATTCGCCACTTACATCTGCATCTGGCATAAATGATGTTCTATGGTATGAGAATGATATTTCTTCACCATCTTCTACAATCGCAGTTCTTGTTCGTTGTTGTATACATTTATATTCCCCACGAACCTCATAATCGTATGTTACTTTCTTTTCTAAAGCCATTTTAACTCCTTGTTAGTTCCACTTAATTATCCAATTAAGAATTATTACGCTGTTTGATATGTTATGCCGAGGTAGAAATTCCATGCACCATCGACTCCCGCTTCGGTAAGCCATGTATTGCTTCCACTTTCATCGACACTTGCTACATTAAAATATGCATTATTCGCCTCAACGACTGCAATTAACCCTGTGGTATGAGTACCTCCGTGTCCTCTTATTATAAATGGACTACAACTAAATTCAGAATTCTCAGTAAGCCCATTAACAGCGGCAAATGGTAAACTAAATCTCAAAACTCCACTCGCTGAATTATCAGAATCCACTTGAATATATCCCTTTACATGACACAGGCTCCCTATTTTAACATAAGAAGCCGTAGTGTAAGTTCCCGTAACAAAATTACCACTACTGGCACCAGTAATTGTAGGAGTGTAAGTGCCTTCTTCATAATTATCTAATGTATTAGCATCTGCACTTGGGTTCGCACTTGCATCATCTGGAAAGTTTATCCCTGTTGTAACATTCACACCAGCACAATGAACTGTAGCTCCACTATCCTGTGCCATATAAACAGCAGTTACGGATGCATTACCAAGTGTTACTGAGTTGTTTGCTTGTCCTGTTGCACCATATCCTATTACTGATTGGTTGAACGCACTTCCTGTACTTACTGCTGTCTCTCCACCTAATAAAGTATTTGCATCTCCAGTAGTTAAATCATTTGTTCCAGTATTAGCCGCATCATTACCGATTATGGTGTTAGATGTGCCTGTCGTTACATCATATCCAGCACCTTGCCCTACTGCGGTATTCCATCCGTGATTATCGGCATCTGCTACAAACTCATATAATGCTCTACGACCAATCGCAGTATTTGCACTTCCTACTACATTATCAATTAAGGCTTCATATCCTAAGACTGTATTATTACTGCCTGTAGTGACTGAATCAGCCGCTTGATACCCTACAGCCGTATTCGAGTTTCCACTTGTCAATGCTGTTAGAGAATCATAACCTATCGCAATCGTACCAGTCTGAGCATTAGTTCCTGTGCTATTCATAGCATTTGTACCGATAGCAATGTTTCTATTTACTGCTGTAGATGCGGTATTTAGGTCGCCACCAACAAGAGCATCTAATCCTATTGCAATATTATCATCTATTGAGCCGTTAGTACCTTCATCTAAAGAACCA